ACTACGCCAAGGTCGCGGCCTTTCTGGCGTAGCTCATCAAATCTTCCAGCAAGCCTGACCAGATCAACGCCTTCGGTATCAAGCAATTTAAATGCCAGCCTGACGCGCTCGGACTGGTTCTCGACATCAGCAAGGGATTCAACAAATTCAGAAAACAGCACTTCATTACTGCGAAGGTTGCCTTGATTGTCGCGTAGCTGGATGCCAAGCTGGTCGAATACGCCTGCTAATTCCTTAGATCCTGCTGCTGCTTCCGCACTTCTTCTCGTAAATCGCTGGAAACCTACATCAAGAGATCGCGCTGCAACGCCAACCTGCCCGGCTGCAAAGCGGAATTCTTGCAAGGCATCTGTTGATAAACCTAGTTTTTCTGCCTGGTTTGCAAGGTCTGAAAGATCACTTGTTGCGCTTCGTATTGACCTGGAAAGACCACCCCCAAGCGCAGCGCCAAGGCCAGCACCAATAAGCACACCGGCACGCCGCGCAATGCGCTGTATCTGGCGGGTGCGCCGCTGCATCAACTGCTCTGCACGATTTAGACCTCGCTCAAACCTGGCGATATTCGCCTCAAGGTCAATCGTCAATCTACCCAGTGCCACTGCGTTTCTCCATTAGCCTTTTGAACCCGGTTTCAACGCGATCACGCCTGGCCTTTTTCACGCGCTCAGGCTTGCCAACGTCAACAGGGTTGCCGACTGGCTCCAGGGTGGCATACGCCATCCATTCGACCAGTTGCGCCTTCGTGATAGATTTAAGTAAAACATCAGGGTGCGGGTAGCCCAGCTCCAGTGCTAACCGGAAATAGAAGCGACGGTCTGCCCGCTTTTTGAGTTTTTTACGTCATCCTCAAAATCATCCTGCCCCAGCTTGTTTAATTTTTCAACGGCTCGCGCAATCTTGCCAATAACCTTTGGATTCTTGCTCCTGAGCACATCAAGATCAGAATCTTCAAAGATACGATGGCCAGCCTCATCGCATGCCGAAAGCATCACAAGCATGGCATTGTAATTTGAGGCAATTTCAGCCTTGTTATCTTTGTTGTCATATAACCAGACATCAAAGACAACCGCTTCCATTGCCGTCATCTCCCTGACGTATAGGTCGCCGCCCCACTCTGGAACTTTTACAGACCTGCGCTTCAGATCATCGGCTTCAAGTATGTTCTGCCGATTCAGACTCATGACTGTGTAATGGCGCCAGATACGCGAAGCGTTACGGTAGCGCGCGTCACATCGTCAACAGCGTTTGAAACTTCAATGCCGAGGACGTAAGCAGTAAATACCCAGTTTGTCTGCGGGCTGTCTGTAAAGGTAATCCGGAATGTGCGCAGCGTCTGGTTTGCGCGATCCGTCCTTATATTATTGTGCACGGTATTAGCCGGAAGCCACAGCATGCTTAGGCTAATCTGGCCTTCATCCTGCAGCCCCATCCGGAACTCTTTTGCAGATGAGGAAAGATCGGTCACGTCGATTTCGTTCGCCTGACCACCAGGCCCGGAAATCTCGGTGACCTCTGGAATGGTTGACCATACCTGCGGAGAGGCATCACTGCCCCATTGTATGACCATACCTTGCGAGTCAAGTGCACTGCTGCTCATTGTTGTCTCCTGCTATGGGAAAGCCGGCATCATCTCGACGCTGGCAAAAAGCCCATTCGGGCGGTTAATACATCATCTGAACCACTGGGAAAAATCATATTCGACACCGTGCAACCGAGTGTCGGGATCGAATGTTTCCCGCTTTGATTGAGGCACATAATTACGGCTGGAATCTTTCAGTGCCAGCCGGACTTGTTCAATAACGGAATCGGCATCATCCAGGGTTTCACCCCAGGCCGTGATCTGGTAAACGTTGCGCTCAACGCCAGTTCCTCCAGCATCAGCAATTGTTAATATGCGGCTACCTGCGATTAATTGATAAACCACTGCCGGCAATGTGCTGTCTTGCGGTATCTGATACGGATAAATTCTGTAAGTCACAGGGCTATCAGTATTTGCAACGAGTGCCTGTAAACCGGGAAACGCGATCAGATCAGAATATAAAGATTCGCTGCCACTCACCGTCTGCGGCCTTCTTTCTTAATAGCTGTTTTCATTTGCCGTGTTATGGCCGCAAGGATTGGTGCCTTGTTGCCCTCAAATGCAGGACGCAAGAAAGGACGCGCAGCCAACTTGGCAGTTCCAAACTCATGAAACCGCCAATAAAAAGCATCGGTACCAGTTGTGCGCCCTGTACGATCTACGTTAACCCCAATGCGAACTTTAACATCAGCATTAGCTCCGGCACGACGCCCCGTAGATGTGCGCACCACAATATTCTTTTTTACAATGCCAGGGATGACCGGGTATTTCCCGCCAATCTTAACAGGCGCTTCTGGTGCAGCCCGCCTGGCATCATCCCGGACGATCTTCGCACCTGCGCGTAAGGCTTTGCCGACATGACGATTGCGAATATTTTTCGGCAGTCTTTTCAGTTTGAGCGAAATTTCACGCAGCCCCTGTAATTCAGCCATCATTAACCCCTTCACCGCACATTAACTGCAGCTCATCATGTTTTTCTTCGGGGTCTATAATTGCCTTGATGTTATACAGGCGTGATTCAAATGAAACCCGCATTGCAGCTGTCACCCCTGACAGGTAACGAATCCGAATCCTTGCAGTAACCTCAGAATTGAATTGATCGGCAGAAAAGAATTCCCGCCCACGCAAAGGTTCCACTGCAGCCCTGACAGTGGCAAAGGTTGTCCAGGTTGTCGTCGGCTGGCCATAGGAATCACGGCCCGTTGATTTCTGCTCAATCGTGACGGTATGGCGTAGCCTGCGATTCAGCGGTTTAGCCGCAGGCTTGCATTCCGGGCAATTCAATAAAGGCGACGATCTGACCATAACAGTGCCCTGGCTACCCCATCCATACTACAGTCATTATCATACAAAAATTTGACATAGGCGATAATGCCTTCCTTGATTTTCTGCGGGACACCATCGGTTAGATCCGCAGGCGAGGCATTGGAATGCGAATAACCAGCCGTCATCCTGACCCGTATCGGTTTAGGCTTGTCTGCCGTATTCGGCCATGTGCCATCAATAACCCAGATGCGCCCGCCGTCTGTTGTGGTGTCAGCATAATAATCGGTGTTTTCCACCAGCGTCTGCTCGGTGATTGGACTCGATGTGTCGTCATACTTTACAGAATCAATGCTCTGCAGCGGCCACACATCCAGGTTAATGACCTGATCGGGCCAGACATCATAAGACCGTTCAACAACCTGAGTGATCAAGCGCCGGTTAAGGAAATTCTCCGCAAACAGGCGTGCCGCCTTGATATAGGCGCCAATCCGGATATCGTCCTCTGAATCTGACAGGCCGAGCGCGTCCCGAGCATCATAAACGGTCACAGGCTCGACAGCAGGCTCCGTGATAACAGTCAAGGTGCCTTTATGTTCAGAGGTATGCGGCGTGGCGCTTGAGGGTATGATTGTCATTTAATGCTTCCCATGCTTCACCAGATTTCATTTCATCGTGTGACCATTGCGCATAGGCAAGATCCCTGAGCCAGTCCGTGCGATCTGGCATCCATACCTCACCTATAACGTGCGACGATACAGGCCTGGCAATATGTCGAGGATCAAGGCAGGTTGTCGGCACGCCTTCAAGTATACCTTGAATAAGCGCCGTTCCAGCAGTACCAATAACAGCATCCGCCCATGAGACTGAATCACCTAAAGACTCATGCGGCTTGTGATTGGACGGGTGCAACCTTAGCCTCACCTCGGAATAATAGCCCCTTGCTTCGGCAACAATGTTTGATGCGTCCTGCCCAAAATCAGCAAGAACCAATGCCCTGTTGCCACCGTTCCGCCAGTTCTTGATTCCTGGAACTGGCCTTGAATACCCTGTTGCAAAAGTCTGTGCCCCATCTGGCCTCAACCAGCCAAGCCGTGCAACCTGATTCGTGTCGCCATAATAACACCGGTCAAGCAAAATAATATCAGGCTGGCCAATCCACGGCTGCATCGCATAATGAGGCCCAAGAACGATATGGACATCGCCGCTGGCCGTCTGATCTTGCGTGATCAGGGCGGCACAGCCATGCCGCCTGCAGCCCTGCGCTAGTGAAGCTGCCCAATCCCGCTGGTGCTTGTAGCGGTAATTGGTGTGAATCGTGACCGTGCGTTTATGACCCACTTATCGCTCACCTCGTGCGGGTCTGGTTTCCCGTGAAACACGATTACCTTGGCATCCTTTGGCTGGCCTGTTCTGCAATGGTATTTATAGCTGACAATCTGCGATGGCGTGATCTTTGTTATCCGCCCCGCGCCGGGATCGCCCAGGCGCTCGGTGATAAACTCCTGATCACCCCATAACCGCTTGCTGTCGGCCTCGTAATCAAATGATTGCCAGATATCATGGCAGGTATCGCCACGCCAGATCATAACCGACGACTGGCACCCGCCATGCCCGCTCATTGCCCAGTTTGCAGGCATGGCCAGCTCACAGCCCGCATATTGCTCAACAAGTCCATCCAGTGACCCGGTAATCACCACATCCAGATCAAGATAAAGACTTGGCCTTGTCGCAAGCCCTGGCTTGAATAACTGCAGCTTCTGCCACCAGCCATGATAATCGCATTCAGGCTGAATGCAATTAACGCCTGGCATCGGCTGGCTTGTGATGCAAATGAATTCATGCGGCGTCGTCAGGTTCAATTCAACCATTCGTTTCAGGGCGTAGACATAATCTACACTATACTTGTCACCCCAAAACACACACCAGACCGTTATACCCATACGCCCCACACATCATTAGGACCGGCCATTGGCCTGCCGAACACCTCGTTGACTGCCTGCATGGCGCCAGGAAACTTTTTGCAGTAATCGTGACCAGATATAAGCCCGCCCGTCCTGACCTTTGGAAACCACAAACCTATATCCTGCTTGACGGATTCATAATCATGCTGCGCATCGATAAATACAAAATCAAGCGATCCATCAGGCACTTGTTCCGCCGCCTGCTCTGAATAGGTTCGCAGTTCAATAAAACGCCCCGCGTAAGGCTCGACCTTGCGCCTGTATTCCTTGTATATATCGTTCCAGTTCCAGCCGATATAATCCTCTGCCTCGCCAGGCTGATCTTCCCACGGGTCCACTGCATACATTGTTAAACCTTTATACGCAGTGAGCAAATAAGAAATAAATCGGCCCTCTTTAACGCCGATTTCCGCGCCTGTCTTTGGATTATGGCCATTCAGCCATAAAGCGATAACCTGCCAGCGGTTCATAGTTCAACAAGCATGATATTATCGCCCTTGTCATTCAAAATAAGTTGTTCTATCGGACTCATCAATATTTCAACGGGCTGTTCACAATGCCACTTAGGGCGATCCGTCATCATCAGATAATGACTTCCGCTGGCCTTGATATTCTCGATAGCCAGTTGACAGTCATCATACGGCAGGTGATTCAAAACCCACAGGCACATGATCATATCCGCCTGTGGCGGGACTTCACGCACCAGATCA